GACGCGTTAGGATCGGGCATAGCGAGCTCCTCCGTTCGGTCTATCCATGTCGCGCAGATGTGTTCAAGAACATCGTAGAAACACTGATCGAGTCGGGATTCATGGACCGCGACGTACATAAGCCTGATATGTACGTGTGGTCAGGGAAGCCATACTGATGGAAAACATATCAGAAGAGATATGGGAACAGGATCTGCTAGAAGCCGGACCGCTCGGGCCTCCGGCCCTCGCTCCGGAGGGCTTGGTAGGGAAAGAGGGCCCGGTGAGCAAGACGAAGCTCCCGCATAGCTTCCACTGCAGGCTCAACCATTGGCACACGGTCGATCACGTGAACGAGTTACTCACGGGTAACGCTCCGCTCTGTTTGCTCGAGCGAATCGTGCTGGAGTGGGCAGCCATGTGACATGGAAAGTCCCCCTTAGGGTAGCACGCGGCGGGGAAGTCGCGTTAAGTTGCTATCCCTTAGGGGGACTTATTTCTATGGACTTCAGTTCGTTGAAGCGGCTAGCGGTACATCGTCACAGGTCCCTTCCCACCGCCGCCCGCAAGGTCCGAGCTAAGCGATCCGACCACAGCCTTCCCTCCCTCCAAAGCCGCCCCTCCGGCTTTCTTCCACCACGGTAGCTGGCCCTCTTCCATCTCTTTGCGTGCCTCGGCGAGCGTCTTCGTACCAGGCATACCCGATTGAGCGAGGATGTTCTCGGGCGAGTCGCCCAGAGCTTCCAGCGTGTAGTTGACCAGCCGGTTCAGCTTCCCCGGCCCGATGCGATTCGCTGCGCCCTGGATGACCTTCTCGGCCAGGTCGGCGGCCCGCGGGTTCGTCATAAGCCTAGCAATGACAGGCGGTGCGAAGAGGCCGGCTACCAGCTCCGCGCCCTTGACGGGCAGGCTATGCCCCAAGTACGCGCTGATGCCACCCGCCAGCCCAGCACGACCCGCAAGCGCATCAAGGCCAATCCACTTGGCGTTGCCTGTCTCTTGCATTCGCTTCTGAAGTGTTTGCTGGGCCTGCGCGAGTTTCACGTAGCTATCTGTGGTATCCTTGCCCATCACGGTCTCGAGGAACGCACGCCCCATCTTGCCCTGCCCATTCAGCTGGAGGTTCATCAGGTCGGGCTGGACGGTTTCCCCACCTTTCGAGGCACCGCTCACGACACGTTCCCACAGTGCGCGCCTTACCTGGTTAGCCACGTCGGGGCCAGCGGCTGCGGATAGCTTTAGGAAGTTGTCGGCATTCCCATCCTTCAGGATCTTGTCGGCATACTGGTAGAGGCCCTTCTTGTTGTTCAGTAGGCCCCGCACGAATTCTGTGTTGAACTGGCCCTCCGCGAGGTCCATGTCGGCGCCCGTGAAGCGTGCGTACTGCTTCCTCAAGTTCACGGGAAGCTGCCCGATCACTCGCTTGTCCAGATCGTTGGCCGCATCCGTGGCCTGCGCTCGAGCCGCGTCGCCCACAGGCGTCCTGTCGCTCATGTCGTGTGCGAGGACGCTCAGCTTCTGTCGTACGTCCTGCACCTGCGAGAAGGTTGGCGAGTCGGGCAGTGAGCCCACAAGCGACCTGGCATCACGGGTCAAGCTCGAGTAGCCCGAACGCAGGAACTTCCCGTTCATGGTGTAGCCCACGGGCAGCGCCGCGCCCACCATCTGACTTGCTTCTTGCCGCACGCCTGCGAGCACCCGGTACTTCCCATCAACGGCTTCCGAGATAGCTTTGCCTAGCTGCTCAGGCGGGATCAACGCCCCGAACCGATCGCCGAGATCGTTCGCAGCCATCTTCATCATCTTGTCCCGAGTCCCGCGGAACTTCTCCATCGCGTTCTGGCCGATCATCGAGTTGTTCGCGAGCTTCTGGAACCACGTGCCAAGCTGCCCGTCGTTCGCCTCGGCCAGGGTCTGCGGGTTGCCCATCGCTATGAACCGCGCCTCGCGTGGGTCGAGCCCCGCCGCTCTCAGCTTCGCAGCGTCCGCGGTCGCGTCGATGGCGTCGTCTTGCGTGCCATTGTTCGTGAATGGATTCCAGCTCGGTGGCGGGTCATGGCCAGTTACCTTCTGGTACACGCCGCGGAGGCGTCCCTGCATGTCAGTCATCGCGGCCTGTTCCTCGGGAGACAGCTGGACCTTCGTTGGAATCGCGAAGCCCTTGAGGATAGGATCGGCCACCTGACTCCACGTCTCGCCAAGCCCCACATCAGTTCCCGCCGCCAGAGCATGCGCGAGCGACTCGCTCATCGAGTCCGAGTCGGCTCCCGTGATGCCCAGCCTCCGCTTCGTCTCCTCGAGGCCCAGCTGCGTGGCCGCCGCGGCTCCCGTGCCCGCCAGGATAGCGCCAGCGCCACCTGCTACCTGCGGCACTGGCCACGGCATGCCTGCCGCTTCAGCCGCCCCCGAGGCAATCTCTTCGCCCTTCCGGGCAGCCTTCCCGCCTGCGTACAGCGCTGGAACCGATCTAATGATCGTAGCGACAGCACCCGGATCGCTTGGCGGCTTGAACATCTCGGGGATGTTCGGGTCGGTCGTAGACAGGAAGGCCCCGCCCGCCGGTGAATTCGCTATCTCCTCGGGAGGTCCTTGCCGTGTGTCCTCGACAGCCTTCTCTCGAAGCAACTTGTAACGTAGCGCGGATCGTTCTTCGTCTGTCATGGTGTTTGCGCCTGTTCCAGCGCCTCCTTGCGGGCAGCGCCGAGATCGGCTGCCGTGTCCTCCGGGCTTGTCCTCAGGTCGGGTACCGCCGCGAGTTCTTTCCGCACTTGCTCGGGCGTCATCTTGCTGATCTCATCCCGCATAGCCTTCTCTTCATCGACCGGCGGCTCAGTCGGCGAGTAGCTCATGCCCAGCTGATCCGTGTTGTTGTCGCGGAAGGCTCCCGTGCCACCAATGTCTTGACCCCGCCGCTTTGCCTGCTGCCGCAGTATGTCGATGCCCAGCGCCTGGTCGCGTATCGCTTCGGGTGGCAGATAGCCCCCATCATCGAACTCGATCCCAGCCGGCATGTGGCCCTCGTGCAGCGATTGGATGACAGGAATCGGGTCGATGCCCTTCGGGATCTGGTAGCCCCAATCCTGCAGCGAGCCTGCCCGCTCTCGCACGTCTTGAATCATGTGCGCTCGCATCGACCGAAGAACTTCCTCGAACGTCGCCGGCGAGTCGTACTGGCTAGGCATAGAGTTCGTAATGAACTCCATCTCCTTCTCCATGTACCGACGGCCGTGCATCAGGTTCATGTACTGGCTAACCTGGACGTTTAGCAGGTCCCTGAACACCTGCACGTCCGCGTTGTTCGCGCCGATATCCTTCAGCATGTCCAACACGGGCTTCCGCCACGTGCCGACCGGTATCAGGCCCTGCTTCTGTAGCTCTTTCCACCGATCCATTAGCTCGTTCTGAGTCCCAATCACCGAGATTCGGTTGGTGATATCAGACTGCGCCGATGCCGAGGGCATCTTGAGCTTCCCATTCCCGCCATCCTTGTTCTGGAAGTCCTTCATCAGGTTGATAGCTTGCGGGTAAGCTCCCACGTCTATCAACCGCTGGACCATAGCGCCCTGGATCTTCGGCATGGTCGGCGAGCTTATCGACACGAGCTCATTCGTCGCGGCTCGCTTCATGTCCTCCGACTGGCTTGGGTCGTCTAGGATCGCCCGTACGTCTCGCAGCTTCTTCCCGAAGTCGGACCCCGGCATATTGATGTCCCGCTGCTCCTTCGCGGCCCTGAATGTCGGTATTCCCTTGTCGTCCGTCATTGGGAACTGCTGGGCTACCTGCTTCGGATCGTACTTCCAACTCCCGTCGGGATTGCGTGGGACGTCGTAGAACTTATTGTTCCCGAGGTGCTGCATGGCCTTCACGAACTCATCGGTCCCGTTCTTGTCGATGGGCTGCCCGCCGGCTGCCATCCCGATATAATGGTTGGTTATTCGCTCCGAGTCGTTTACGAGACCCTCCGCTACTTCTCGTGCATTCTTGTCCGCGACGCCCTGGGTCTCAAGCTGCCGCTTAACGGCCGTGACCTTTCGCTCAAGCGCAGCAGCTCGCGAGGCCTCCGCGCTAGCATTCGCAGCGCCCGTCTGCGCGGTCGACAGCCTCTCCTTGTATGGAAGGAACTCAGCGGCCCGCCCACTCGCTTCCTGCCCCCGCAGGATCTGCTGGCGCTCCATCTCTTCCCGTTGCTGTTCGGCCGAGATATACGCCCCAGCACGCTGCTGCGCGATACCTTGGCGCGCTTTTAGATCTGAGATCCGTGCTCCGCTCTCAACCTGCAAGCGCCGCTCAGCCGCATCCCGTGTAGCTTGCTGCGCCTGGCGGTCTAGTTCCTTTGTGAGTTCATCCTCGCCACTATCGTTCCCGCCATACGCTGCTTGGAACATCCGCATGGCCATCTCTCGCTGGCCAGCTCCCAGGTCGATGGTTGCCATCAGTGCGCATAGCTACCAGCGCCAGGCTGGTTAGCTCCCCACTGCTGGGCCGCACTCGCATACGGTGGGATCTGCGACTGCCGCATGTAGTCTTGATATGTTCTCGCCATGGCCGCCTCACGCGACCCGAGCTCGCCCTGCGCGAGGCCCGCCTGGTTGCTCATGACTTGGCCCGCGCCCTGGTTATAGACCGACTGGGCGTTCTGGCGAGCATTCTCAAGCTGGAGCTGGTACTGAGACGCCTGGCTCGCGAGGTCCGTCGACGTCTTCTCCCGTAGCGCGCTCTGTTGGCCCAGGTTCGCTGAGCTATACAGCGCGCCTCTCGAGCCGAGCGTCGCCCCGATCTGTCCCGACTGTTGGTTCGCGGCTGCATTCGTTGTCGCGACGTACTTGGAAAACATGTCCTGGAAAGCGGGCGCCATGCTCTGCTGACCGTACTGACTCAGCTGATTGGCATAGCCGCCGATCATGTTCCCGTATGTTTGCGCAGCTGGCCCGCCACCCACATAGAAGGGCTGGATCGCCGCGTTCGTGTTTGCCGATGCCGTCTGCTGCGGGTTGGCACTCCCGCCGCCCGGCTGCCCCAAGGGTGTAGACGATTGTGCTCCCATCACCTATTCTCCGCTTGTGGTGTGGCGTTCGGGTCGGTCCCACCGAGACGCCCCGCCTGCCTACCCTGCACGTTTGTGATGCGCTGCTGGATGTTCGCGATTCGCCTCGACTGCTGTGTCGTCGGTGTATCGCCAGCGTTCGCCTGTACATTCCCAAGCCGTGTATTCAGCTGGTTCTCGCGGCGGTATCCTTGCATCACCGACGAAGCCCACGGCCCTGCGGGCTGGCCCGATAGATGCGCGTCGTATGCCTTCTCCTTTGCCATGAAGAATCTTTGCTGGGGAGTCAGGTTGACGCTCTGGTTGTTGGCCGCCGCGTTCGTCGTGTCTTGGGCACTAACGTAGGGAATCGCGTTCCCCCGTGGATCCGTGAAGCCGAACGCAGCTTCCTCTTGGGGCGTCAGCCCCGGTTGGATCAACGGGAACTTCTCCGAGTTCGGATCGACACCAGTCCCACCCGGGCCTTGGCCACCCGTAGCAAGCACGCTCTGGAACGATGGCGGTAGCTGGCCCTGGTTTGCTATCGTCATCCGAGCCTCGTACTCCCGCATGGCCTTCGAGATGGGATCCTGTGGCAACTTTGATATCTGTGGATTCTGCCCAGGTCCCGTGGGCGTCTGGGTCGCTTGATAGATTCCGCCCCCGACGGACGCCGCGGTTCCTACACCCGCGATCACCGCTGCTGTTATGGCCGCCATACAACCTCCTAATCGAAGAAGCTAAGCAGGATCAACCGCGAGTCGTGCGTATCCTCGCCGTAGCCCCGCCTCGGCAACGCTGCATGAATCAAATCGCTTCGCATGACTAGGGCTCTGTTCGGGGCGCCAGGGAACTCCCCATAGATTCGCCACGCCTTTTCATTCTCGTGATCGTCCTTCCAAGCTTGCAGCTCCACCTCATTCTGGGGGTGCGCTCGCATTCCCGTGCCGCGGTGCTCGAGCAGCACGGTCGAGCTCGGGCCCGGGTTGATATAGCAGAAGAACGCATACCGAGAAACCTCGGCATCACTGTGGGCCCATTGGGGCGGATTCGAGCCGCGTGGAGAGAGCCTGAAAGCATTATGTTTAGGTATCACCTTGTAGCCCATGAGCCACGTCAGGACTTGGGTCGTTCGTTCGAGAACTGGCTCAGGCACCGGTAGTCCAATATTTGGGTAGACTACTCGATCGAACGGTGACTCAACCGGCTTGTACTCTAGGTTGTGGGCATACGCTTGGACGAGCTCGAACTCGTACTCGGGAAAGAACTCGTCGATCATATATACATAAGGAGTCATAGCATCTTCACGTAATGACTCTCGAAAGCCTGGTAACCGTGCCGCTCGTAGAAGTGGGCCAGGCGGTCGGGCGCATTGTGTAGCATATATGCCATGGTGACTCGGGTCGCTTTACGGAAGCGGGCCCACTCCTCGAACGACTCGAGAAGGGCTTTGCCGGCCCCTCGCTGGGCACCCGGCCAGACGTACCAGAATAGCTCAGTCGCGCAGGGCTCCCCGTCGAACACGTTTTCATACAGGACTCCCGCTATCGCCCCCCTCAGATCCCACTTGTTCTCGTGGAGGCACAGCACCGTTCCCATCCCCGCCTGCATGAACTCCTTCATCTTCTTCACGAAGATGCTCGCTCGGAACTTCATCAGGTCCTTCCCGTAGAGGTCCGCGAACAGGTACCCCATCTCCGCTAGCTGCTCGAGGTCGTGCTCCGTTGCTGTGCTGATCCTGTAGCTCTTCTCGGAGGGCTCCAAAGATGTGATAGTCTCGGTAGATTCCATCTCGTAAGTGCGCCTTTCTTATGATGCCCTCGCGCTGGAAGCCCAAGCGCTGGACTAGTTTGATCGCCGTCTTGTTGTCCTCCGGGAGCTGGGCCGTGACGCGACGTAGCTGCGCCCTTCGCATGAAATCCAGGATAGCCGCGAGGATGACGGGTTCACGTCCACGTAGTCGTCGATCGAACATGACAAGGTGTACGCTTGCGTCCAGCCAGGGCCGTACGTTGGTAGCCGCCGCCAGTCCAATAGTATCATCTCCCTGAAGGAACTCATAGAATTGGCTATGCGGGTCCATCAACCCGTTCTTGAACTCCTCGAACGTGCGTGGGATGATATCATCGAATATCTGTGGGTATCGTCGCATGCCCTCCCACAGCCATTCCATCTTCCCGCTAGTTAGTATTAGCGGGCGGAATGTTAGGATCGGGAGGGTTGAGGGGTCTAATGGTGGGGAAGAACTCTCCGCTGGGGACGTAGACATCGGTGTAAGCCCTCAGTGTGGGTACCGCTGCTCCATTCTCCTTTGGGTAGAAGAACCTGTAGCGACGGACGTTGGCCGTTATATTTAGATCCGCGAACTCCCAGCCCCAATGCTCATCGAGTAACTGAATCGTTCGGACAAAAGGGAACGAGTTCCCCCGGTCGATACTCACGTACAGGTCGAACGGTGGCTCCCCAGTCTCCCGTGGGATATCACTCGAGAGTAGCACCCGCTCGAGCGTTGCATTGCGTATGGCGGTCTGATCATAGAACATATCCGGCGTGTCCACGAACATGTCCATCCCGCCATCGCTCGGCCGTGAGTGCCAGTCCCCAATGATCCGCTCATCTATCTCGTAGAAGTCTGTCGCATCGCTCACGAGCATGGTCGGATAGTTCGCTGGATGCCCAACCGGGTTGAAGCCCGACGATTGCGTCGCGCCTGGCAGCACCGCCTCCATCAGCGCGTGTATCGAGCCCGGGAAGAAGTCGCGGGTCCACGCGCTTCTGAAGTAATCGTATATCAGAACCACCGTCCCAGTCGCTTGCGGTACGGCCAGCCAATATTCCTTGAAGCCCATAAACACGGCTGCGAAGGGAATGCTTGTCCATTGCATCCCCGTCGGCTGCGTGAACGGCTGGCCCGGATCGAACAGCTGACGTATGTACGAGTGGATCGGCGACCCGATGGGGTCCAGATTCGAGCCATCCCACGAGTACACGTTGAAGTCATTCCCCACAAAGATGTGGAACTGGCCGAGACTTGCCAGCGACCATGGCAGCAAGCATCCAATCCCGAACACACGATTCTCGGGTAGGAATGGGTTAGTCGGGTCGCCCGTCGCATTCATGTCTACGATCGACGAGTTGCGATATACGACTAGCCTATCATTGAGAACCTTCATGCCCGTGATCGCCTCGACCGTTCCATCGTACAAGTCGAGGAAACCACCGTGGTAGTTACCTACCCCGTCAGGGTTCTGTATGCTCCAATCATTATAGGCGCCCTGCGCAGACCACTGCAAGCGGTTCGCTACCTGCGGTGGCGACAGCCCACTTGGGTCTAGCGTGTTCGAGATGTTCGCTAGGAACACATGGTTCTTGAAGTACTCAATGAACGTACCTGCAGGCGTTGACTCGAGCCGCACGATGTTGAACAGGCTACTATCTATCGGGGGCGCCGGGCCTCCCCCACCGCCAGGTGCCGCGTTCGCCTGCATCGTGTTGATGACGGTTATCCGGCTAGACCGCACGATCAGTAACTGCTCCTCACCCTGCGTCCAGCTATACCGTACGTCGAAGTTTGGGGTTATGTTCAAGCCACCGAGCTTGTGCGAGAAGTTGTTCCCTATCGGATCGAACTGTGCCGCTTGCGTGTTCGTTAGACTAATGATCGTCTTATGGCCGTTCGCGTTGGTCTGAAGCGCGAAGTCCATGATCGGATCGCCCGGCGACGTGTCCTGCGTCTGCGACCGACCAGGCGCCCGCAAAACCTTCGCGTACCGAAAGCGGACGTTCTGGCACCACGGCGTGTACTCGGGGCCAATCGCATCCCCCACGGCCGCTGTCCACAGGCCCTTCTGAGGTGCGCTCTGTCGGGTAGGTACTTGTTGTGCCACCGCTATGGCCTTCAATTATCTGAAGCGTACACCAATGGTCGACTCATAGTTATCTTCTTCGAGCGTCAAGAGATCCTGCCGACTTAGCAGGTCCGCGTCGACCATTTGTCTATGACCAGCAGACTCCTCGTATCGTTGCAACGCGCTCAAGCCCTTTGCGACACTGAGAGTAATCAGGAGCTCATGCCACTCCCTTTCCAGTGGAACAATGAGCCCCTCAGTCAGCTTGGGTATCCGTTTGCGGTACCTGATCGTATACTGGATATCTTGGTTCGGTATCGGATCAAGTTCGATGTGATCCTGATACCGTGCGTAGCGCGTAGGTATCCCGCTCGTGCGATACGATCGGTCGATCACCTGCCAATGAACTTGGTCTAGCTTCCGCCAGATATCCCTCATCGACAGAATGAACCAGAAGTCCGCCGGCACATCTATCTGCGACGTGCCCGCTGCGACCAGCGGCGTATATACCGCGTCTAGCTCACGGAAGCTTGCCTTCGGAGCCTGCGTCAGCTCCGTGAATGCGTCCATTGCCCACTGGTCCACCCGATCGCTCAGGTCCGTCCGATTCCCCATCCTCTGGATGATCTCCGCCTTCAAGTCGTCGTAGAGTTGGGGATTCAGCACAGGTTGCATTGATCAACTCCCTCATGGCCAAGATGGCCCCCTCGAGTTGGAAGCACTCACGCTGCGCCGTCGCGACCAAGTTGCGCCTCTCGACCAGGCGCCTCTCGTACTCTGCTAGCTGTTCTCTAGGTGTCATCTATACCTCACGATGGTTCGTAGATCATGATCCACGCCGAATCGACGCCGGAGATCTGGACCGACTGTCCCGTGATCGCGCAACTCATCTTTAGCAGCTGCATACCGGGCGCCACCGCATTGCCCTGCACAGGCATAAAGAGTGAGAAGGGCACGACTGCTGCGCCCGCCGAGAGCGATAGAGTCGTATGCGCTGCCGAGCTAATAACATTCCCGTCAAGTGCTTGCGGGTTCCCCCCGAATCGAAGAAAGCTTGTTATCCCGACTGTCGGCCCCGTCGCGCTAATGCCCAGGTGCCCGTGTATCGCAGCGAGCCCAACCCACCGGCCACCACTCGCATTCCACTGCGCCTGTACCACGTATGTTTCGTTCGTATTCTGTGGCAGCACCAGCGGGGCGCTGAGAGGCGTGACCGAAAAGACCTTCACCGTCGCGCCGATCGCGAACGATGGGCTCGGGTATACGCCAGCTAGCGATCCGCCGGCTGCGCCGCTTGGGGGCAACGAGCCAGGTATGGTCGGGATGACCGGCTTGTTCGTCAGCGCGTTATAGTCAGCGCCTGGGTTCGGGTACGTCCCTGTGAGGGCACCGCCCGCAGGCCCGCTGGGCGGTAGAGTCGTTGGAATGCCCGTGATCAAACTATAGGCCACGCCAGGATTCGGGTATGTCCCCGTCAGCGCGCCTCCGGCGGGCCCAATCGGTTGACCCGATGCCGGCGCTCCCGTGATCTTACTCCACGCAACGCTCGCGATCTTCGCATCCGTCACCGCACCATCGGCGATCTTCGCAGTCGTGATCGCGTTCGGCGAGATGCTTGGCGATGGGTACGCTCCTGTTAGATCCCCACCAGGCGGCACGTCCCCTGTTGGCAAGCCGGTCCCGATGTATTGACCCGTCGAAATAGCTGGCACGAACTGCTTCGAGTTCCCATCATCGTAGTAGACGAATAGGTTCCCGTCAGTGGTCCGCCACCAGAAGTCGCCCACGTTCGCCGTCTGCGGCGGCGTTGGGCTAATAACGGTCTCGTTCGCGCCGAGCCCAACAGAGTTCCACGCCTCGTACAGCGTGTCGAAATCGGCGTCAACCTCGCTCGCCCATATGTCCGAGTACCCTCGGTTGTACTCCTCATCGAACGTGCGGACGTTCCCACGCTTAACGTTTCGTTGTAGTATCACTACACCCATTATCGTGGCCCTATGATTGGAGGCGGTTGTGGGTCGATAGGTGAGTCGCTCAGGTTGCGGCCCGAGCAATCGTTGTCGCCTGGGTCATACCACTTGCCCTCGAAGAAGCGTGCCTCATACCACCTCGAGCCCGTGACCTCGCCCTGGCACGTCGCAGGCTGCTCGGATGGAATCCGCCGATTTGCTTCCGCCTCGGTCGGGATGACCATGTCCTGTAGGAAGTCGACCTGGGTCTTTTGGTCGTCGCACCGGCAGCATACTAGCCGATTGCTCTTGTAATGCCGCATCGACTGGCTATACGGATAATCGAAGCCGCAGATCCAACACTCGAACCACTTCTCGTGTGCAACCGGAAAAGCTGGCATGCTCATAGTTAGTCCAAATTCACCCAAGCGGTACCGTTGTACCCCTGGAAATGTGTTCCGTTCCACTGAATGACGCCCGCACGCGGCGTGAAAGCTTGACCCAGCTGGACGCCATCCGCCGTCGTGATCAGCCCGTTCACGCTGAGCGCAGTAGCCACCAGGAGCCCGTCGCCGTTCCACGTCCCATACGACGCGCCACCTACATCGAATGTAATGAACGTCCCATCCTGTGCGTGGAGATAAAGATCCCCACCACCCTTCGAGCCCACGGCAGGAGCGCCAGCAAGTGGGTTCCCAAAGTACACGAGACCCGCGTCAGTCAATTGCAACGATCGCGTTGTCGGCGCCGGCAGCAACACGTTGTTCGCGGGGTTGTCAGTCCACGCACCACCCGCAGACTTGGAATCCACATACTGCTTCGTTGTCAGATCAAGCGCGTTGCTCGGGTTCACCGTCGCGCGGATTGTCCCGTCAGGGTTCACGGTCAGGAGTGCCGTATACGCCCCGACAGGCCCACCACTCGGGCGTCGCATGATGGCCGCTGAATCGCCACCTAGCTGATAGCTCAAGGACAGTGCCCAGGACGGTGACGCCGAAGTAAACACGTCATCGTGGTTCCCATCGTTGACGGCGAGGCTAGCTCCGCCTGGACCCGAGAAAAACGAGCCGTGGGCTTTCAGCTTAACATTAGCACCTTGAACAACACCTAGAGCAGGATTCGGATACGTTCCGCTGAGATCGCCGCCTGCGGCGCCACTGGGAGGCAGCGTGGTCGGAATCACGCCCGGGAACATCATTGGTAGCGTGATCGCTTGATTCGCAATGATCGGGGCTGGATACGTTCCCGACAAGCTACCGCCCGCTGGACCCGACGGTGGTGTACTAAGGCCGGCTGCAAACTGTGGGTTCGGGTATGTCCCGCTGAGTACACCACCCGCAGGCCCCGTTGGGGCGCCCCCACCACCACTCTGCCCGAGTATGTTCTGCCATGCTGTTCCGCTGTATGCTTGTAGAATGCCAGCTGCCGTGACCTGAATTGCTCCCGCTACTGGCGTCTCGGCCCACAGACCTGGTAGAATCCCACCATTGAAGACTTGTAGGTCATGGTACGCTTGGACTTGGGTCGGATTCACAAGGATCGACGCACCTGAGTTCCCGCAGCTCATGACCGCTTGGCTGCCAATATCGGCCGACACGACGATGCCTCCATTCGTGTCTGACCGAATCTCTGGGTGTGGTCCCGACAGGGGCGTGTTGGTAAAGGTGATCTTCTTGCCGAGTGGGAGCGATAGGTTGACTGTTGTATCCGCGGGATGAATGAACGTCGCCGCCCCAGCAATCCACGTAGCGCCTGGCGCGCCCGTAATCTTCGCCCACGACACATCATGCACATCAGCATCAACAATCGCCAATGGCGCAATCTGCGGATTCGGATACGATCCAGTCAGGTCGCCACCCGCTGTGCCACCTGGCTGGATAGTCGCTATGATCCAAACATTGCCGTCCCACTCGTACAGCGCCCCGTTCGTTCCCGTGAACCGCTGGCCGACGGTTGGGTTGTTTGGGAAGTCAAGTTCCGCCATTAGCTGCTCCTGGTAGATCCCTGAGTGCGTTGCTGAGTGCCGTCGGTATGTCTGTCGGATCGTGCTTGTCGCAGACGTAAAGCGCCGACGACATGACCATCGGCGCGGCGGGCGGCGTCGCTGGGATCTGCATATTCAAGTTAACTGTCGTCCACGTAGGCGGTGGGAACGCCTGAATCATTGCACCGCACGTGTCGCATACATATTGGATCATGGTGTACTCCCAAGAATAACAGCGCCAATCGACGCGTACGTGGTAATCGTCGATGCGTTCCCCGAACCGTTCGTGTATCCAATGTAGAATTGTTGCCCATAGCGTGTATCGAAGATGCCACTCACACAGTAGTCGATTACAAGTGCCGCAGCATAGTAGCTCTGCTTCGATCGAACGACCCACGCCGAGCCGTTATATTGATTGATGATGAGCTGCCCGATGCCCTGTGTGGCTTCCATCGACGCCCAAATGAACACGATCCAATTGCCAGCCGGGAAGATAAGCTGACTATACTGGAAAGCGATTATGCCCAACGGGTCCCACAGCGCCGGGGCCGTGCCGAGAGTCAGGGTATAATTTACCTGGTTGGC